CCTTCAACGTAAAGTTGTTTACCTTTACCGAGTTTTTCCTCGACAATCATATTCAATGATTCATTAACTTCCCTGATAAGTTTCATTGTTTGTCCTTATACTAATGGCGGAATAACGAAACCAGAAACTTTTCTAAGTCTGATCCAAACTTCACCTTGTACAGCAGATCCATCGGATTTAACAATGTTGACGCTGACGTTACTTGTATTTTCTGTATTTTCAGATGGAAACAATTCAACGAAGTCCATGAAGTTTCCGTTGTCTGCAAGCAATGACGCAACTCGAACTGTGTTTCTGTTAATCTGATAAATTGCTCCAGGTTCGCCTGCCCATTGAAACCCGATGATATTAACAACAGGTGTCCCAGACACTGTTTGACCTGTTGATAAAATATCTGTTGCAATATCGATAACTGCTGCAGACGTAGAGTTACCAGAAACTTTAACAATAGCTTCTGTCTCATTTACCATTTGTACTACTTTGAGTAACGCCATTATTGTTCCCTTATTATAATATCAAGTATTTTAAGAAAGTTATCAGATGATTCTTTCATATACTCAATTGCGGTGTTATTATCTTGTAATAATTTATTTATTACATTTTGTGTTTCTTCAGATATAGCAACAATGCTATTATCTTGTAATTTGTAATGAAGTTTACCTTCAATTAGTTTGTCGTAATTATTAATATTACGAATATCAAGTACGACTGGATCGATCGAAAAGGAATTGTCAGAAGCAATTTGTATGTAATTATCTACAATGTTGTTTGTAACTTTAATATTATGATTTTCTTTTATTATTGTAATAATTTTATCTCTATTATCTTTATAGAAATCTTCTTTTATTTCTTGTATAATATTATTTGCTTCTTGTGTATAACGTATATGTTGCTTCGCTTCTGACAATGTTTCGTGCGAAGTAGGGGTGCCATTAATTAAAATGGCGCCTTCTTCTGTTTTCTGTATACAATGACCATAGAAGTAAGTACTCTCAAGAATACCTACTTTAGCGTTGGTCTGTTGTAACCTTTTAGAAAACTGTGAATAGAACATTATTTTCTTTTAGCTAAATTTTCAGCAGCCGCTCTACGAACAGCTGGATTTGTATCATTCGATGCTTTATCTAAGTGTTCTTTAGTTGCGTTTGGATGACTAGCTGCTGCTTTACGAACAAGGGAGTCGCCATCATTTAATGCTTTATCTAAGTGTTCTTTAGTTGCGTTTGGATGACTGGCTGCCGCATATCGAACACCCCAATACTTATGATTCAATTCTTTATCTAGGTGTTCTTTAGTTGCGTTTAGATGCTCATCATGCTCTTCTCGCGTTTCATCTAGTTCAACTTCTTCTTTAGTTAGCTTTTTTACAGCTGTAACTATGCCGCCTTCGCGCTTTGATCTTTTATTCCTATCTTTGTCTCTGTCATTAGCTTCAATGTCTCTACCTATACCTACTAATTGACTAGAAGATTTTCTAACATAAGAACCTAAAGTCTTTTTAGATAATTCATCTAATTGCTCAAATTCTTCTGACATCATGAATTCTTCGATTTCTTCTAATGAGTAATCATCCAATTCATATGACTCTTCTAAAGTGTTTCCAGAATGATCCACTCTAAATTGTTTACCAGAAATTGGGTGTTTAACAATGTGCCAATCTTTACCGGACATTTTAATTGGAGCATTGAACTTATGACCGGATTTCATAATTACTTCTATGTTTTTTTCTTCATCTAATTCATATGATTCTTCAACAACTGGAGCTCCAAACATTGAACCAGCAACACTCACTCTCAAATCATCTAAACGATCAGCAATTTTTGAAGCCATAACTGTATTAAAATTATCTTCAATCGCAACCGAATCACCATCGGCGATTGCTAAAATTAAATCTTTAATATTCTCTCTAATCATCATTGTTGTCCTTCTTCTGGAACTATAGGTGGATTTTCTTTATTCTGTGCCATGATATCTTTAATGTCCTCGTCGGACTGCATCAATACATTCTTTTGTACCCATTCAATCGAGTAATAGGTACCAACGAACGGAGCAATTTGCATTAAAGTAGCAATACGCTGATTCAGAATTTCTGATTCTTTTAACTCTGTAAAATAGTTGTCTTTTTGGAAATCAAAAAATATGTCTGATTTTATTTCTTTCCATTCGTCTTCGCGAATGATTCCTTTAACAACTAATTGAATTCTCAATGCATCTAAAATCAGATTAGAGAATTTTTTACGTAATCTTTGAACAAACTTATTAAACTTAACTTCTTCTCTGGTAATCTCTGTTGATCTACCGAGACTGAAACCTTGTTGCGGTTGAAGACGTCCTAACGGAACGTTCAACGCTTGATAAAGTTTATTCTGAAAAAACTGTATGTCTTCTATCTGGCCAAGAGTTTGACCACCAGGAAGAGTTGTAATCTCCGTGCCTTTACCGCCCTCGCGACGTGGCATCCAGAAATCTTCCATCATAGAAATATGTTTACGATCGTTTCTAATCTCGCCTGTAGAAGCATCATAAACAATTTTATTTCTAAATTTGTTCATGATATCATTTACATATTGTTCGGCTTTTAACTTTGGAAGATTACCAACGTCAACATAAAAAATTCTGCGTTCTGGCGCTCTTGATATACGGTAAATCACTACCGCATCTTCCATCATTTTCAACTGGTTTGTTGGCTTCACTGCTTTATGGAGATGACCAAGAGTCATACCGGTATTTGGATCTATCAATCCACTCGGACAATAGATCACAGAATCTAGTGTAAGTCTAACACCCTGTGTGGTGTTTTCAGATATACCTTTGTCGTTATACAAATAGAATTCATCTATACTTTTAACAACATCGATACCTTTTTCATTGCGTTGTTTAACGACGTTTTTGATCTTTCTAATCTTTCTAGGATCAATCTTACGTAATTCAGTGATACCTTTTCTAACATTATTTGGATCAATTAATACTTGATAATAAACTCGACCGTCAATATACCATTGACGGAAAATATCAGGACCGAATTCTTCGAAGTCTAATAATTTCAAAACTTCTTCGAATTCGCTTGTGATAGATTTTTTAATTGAATCTGATACTTTTAAATTATCAAGATTTAATTCAAGAGATTTATCGTCTTCGGATACAATTGTTTCATTAACGATATCCGTAATGGCAGAGTCGCAATCAGAATACTGAGCAATTTCTCTGTACCGACGAATCAGATCATTCTCGTTCTTGACAATAGAATCCATGTCAAGAACGAGTCCGTAATAATTCGCAGCACCGGATGCCGTAGTTACAATTGTACTACCATCTTCAGAATTTGGTGGTACTATGCTAAGGGGATTTTCCTTAACAGGTTTTTTCTTACCGCCTAATTCTAAACCAAATATTTGCATCGCTAAGACTCAATTAATTATAATGAAAATGGTAATGTTCCAACAGGAGTATCAACTGACAGGTTAACGCCGAAAGAAGCGCCGTCTGTATCAGTTCCTGTGTTTGATGTAAAGTAGTTATATGTAAACTCAACATCAAATTGTTCAATTTGATTTGCTTGATCAAAATCCAATTGGATAGCGCCAATGTTAGTTGGATATGCGTCTGCAAATTTATAAACTTTAAGAGTAGCACCGTTACGATCAAGTTGATGAATTTCTAAATCAACTTGATAATCAGAAGGATTTGTTTTACCTTCTGTTGCAGCGTAACGTTGAATACCAGCTTGCCATGTTTCAAATGCGTTACGCAAACCGAATGTAACATCATTATAGACTGTTATAGTCCATGGTTGGAATGTTCTTTCGCCTGCTATGTTAACGATTCTTCCGCGATATGGAACTTCTACGTTAGCGATGGTTGATCCTGGTAATTGTGCTGCTTTACACAAAAACTGAGCGCGTGCACCTTCAAATGCTCCAACAGTAACATATGAAGGAAAATTTAAATATGCTCTAAATTGATTAGCACGCGCACCGCCGCCAATCAATTGAGATTTGAAATCTACTATATTCGCCATTTCTATTCCTTAGGTAATATGACTTTATATTATTTATAGGTTAATATGGGAGTGTATTTCAACTCCCAATAACATTAACCGCCAACTTCAGAGAAACTGATGCCAGTTCTTACAGCAACAAAATTCAAAGTAATGTAGTTGATAGAACGAGCAGGTTTGACGTAAATATCACCCACAAATTCGTTACGATCAATTACTTCTCCAGTGTTGTTGGTATCATCGCAGACAACTCTAAAGTCAATAATACCGCGACGACCTTTCACATCTCTTAAAAATGGTTCAACGATATTTTTGAACTGCGCGCGAGTAAACGCATCATTGAATTCAAACAATTGGTATTGAGAAGCTTTCTCAATAGCTTTTTCAAGAACAATGAACAATCTGCGAACGTTAATGCGATCAAATGCTGATGGTTTAGCCAGCAAGGTTTTATCGCCAAACAACACAGTACCTTGTCCTGGGAATGTAACAACAGGATTTACGCCGTTTTTATACAGCATATCTCTATCTGTTTTGTTAGGATTCACAGCAAGTTTGATGATATTTTTTACTTGACCGCGATTATAACCAGCTGGAGACCACCAAGCATCATTTGTGTAATCTGTGCGAGCTGTCAAACCAGCGATATCACCATTCAATGGAACCCAACGGTATTTGTCGTTGTATCTATCGTATTGATATTTATAACCAGAATCCATTACGCCATAAGAAGATGAGGTCAAACCATCTCTATACAGATTGATAGCATCAGTAGCAGCCGAACCAGAACCGATGATAACGTTTCCAGTTGTATCTTGTGGAGAAACGAATGCAACGCAATCTTTACGAACTTCTGCGATGTTTTGGATTACATAGTTTGCTGTAGCTGTGTTCGCTTTACCAACAGGGATCAAACTGATGTCATATTGAGAATCATCTAAGTATAATCCCCAAGCAGTTTGAGCGTATCCGCCGTTAGCATCGGCAAAATCATCAACGCCGCCAGACATGAGATCAGTGATACCGCCAATCATAGAAGCATAGTTATCTGAAACTGAAGTTGCGGTACCCCAAGCATCGCCTGTAGAAACATTTGACGTGTGGCTCATCCACCAGATATATTGTGAACGAGAATTGACAACATCGACGTAATAGTTGTTTGTTCCGTCATATTTCTTAGCGTCAGAAGCTTTTGAAACATAAGCAAATTTTTCTAAAACTGTGTCTTTGATGCCAGAGAACACACCATCTTTATCAACGATAACAATATGAAGTTCATCGTTAGAGCTGTTTGCATTTGATGCATATGCAGATGTGCCTGGAGCAGAATCAAAGTCTGAAGCGTATGCCCAATCAGCTTTCAGTGAAGTGCCGGATGCAACTTGAATAACTGAACCAGGAGATTCTAATGTCAATGAAGTGTCTGATTCGATAGATTTTACTTTACCGATAGTAACACCAGCGCTAGTTTTTAAGATAGCACCGATATGAACTTCTGTTTCGAATAATGTGCTAACACCAACTACGTTAGTTCCACCGATCTCGATGACAGATGATGAAGTTGCTCCAGTCAAAGCTAAATTTTTGAATGTAGCCGAATCAGCGATAGAAACTTTCAAAGAGTTACCGTAAACGCCAGCGTATTTTGCAGCCCACACGAATGAATGCGAACCAGCCATCAATTCTTCGTAGTGATGTCCGTTTTTGATTTTCAGAGCAACGCCGCCAGTACTAACTGAATTTTTAGCGTTTGCAGAATCAATACGAGTAACGTACATATTACTTGTATAAGAAAAGAAATTTGCCGCTGTAAAAAATGACTCGAATGTGCTGTCATTTGGTTTAGCAAATTGTTTTACAAGTTCAACTTCAGAAGATAATTGAACTGGGTATTCTATTGGTCCCCACTGAAACTTACCAGCGAATGCTCCAACAGAAGATGAAACTGCGGGTACAATATTAGTAAAATCTTTTTCTACTATTGTAACTCCAGGCGATAGCGCGTATGCCATTTAAATTCTCCTAAGAAATAATATTCTGTTTATACTATGAATCAAGTTGGATTCATTGTATTATTTATAAAAAATGAATTTTAGAAATTTAATAACATAACCGTATCGGGTTCGGCTCTCGAATCTTGACCATCATCGTAGAATCCAAACGGAGTTAATTCTTCTTCTATCACCCTCATTTGATTTTCATACATGACCTTTCTTAATTCTATATTATTCAATTCTTTAAAGTAAGGCTGGGAAGTCAACCAACCGAACATAACTAAACCCATGACTAAATCGTCCTTATATCCGTCATCCGCTTCATATGAATCTTTTACTTCAATGAATGTCGATAATTCTGATATAGTATCCATATCATTTATCAGCAGTTTATTTTCCACCAATAATGATTTTAAATTCGCACAACCAATTCTTTTAGTTTTCTTATCGGTATTCACCCCAAGGAACGGTCTACCGCCAAATCCACCACCCGCAGATTGACCCTTGTCTAGACCTTTTGGTTTTTTATTTATAATAATCATATTTTCATATTCTAATTCATGGTGTAGAATATGCGCTACTTGTTCGGATATATTTATCTCGAGTAAAACATGAGCGTTATTGTAATCCCTTGCCACTTTATAAATTATATTAGGGAATAGCAAAGGACTTATCATGTTATCTTTATATTTAGCCACCTGTTTATATGGTATTTCTGATATATCTATAACTTGTATAATAGAATTATCACCACCCACACCCTTCGCCGGATCAACTGTTAGTACATAATTTTTAGATGGTTGTGGTCTTTCGTACACATCCAATCCTTCTCTTGCGTAATCAATAATGCTTGGAGATAATTTAGATAATATGTCCGGCGGAATCAAGGTTAATGATGAACCGAGAAACGAACAGAGAACTTCTTGATTGAACTTCAGTTCGCCTAATTGTCTTCTTTGTTCTGCCGCCCAACTCTCATCCCTACCAGGAATATCCGAATAAGGAATGAACAATGGCACGAAGTCATTATGACCCTTCTCAGCATCAGTCCAAAACTTCCAGAAATGATTATAACCAAGCGGAGTAGAACTCAATAATATCTTAGTCGTCTTACCAGATGATATGGTTGGAAAAGTTGAAGTAAAGAATGCTTCGGCAACAGTATTTGGAATGAATGCTGTCTCATCGATATAGAGCATGTTAACCGTTTTTCCACGAATACCAGCGCCGGTAGTTGCCGCAGTAAACACTTTAGACATATTCTCTAATTCAATATCACCCTTATTCCACGTCTTTACGCCCTGTTGTAACCAAGTTGGAAGTAACTCAAACATCATTTGATATCTGGACATTACTTCTCTGGCAGCTGATGCTTTATTAGCTAGAATAGCAACATTCTTAGCATCATGAAAATTGGTATACCATAAGATATACGCAGCAGAGGTTTGAGTCTTACCTTGCTGCCGACCTTCCATCAGAATAACCTTTCGATTATTATGGATTATGTTTATCTTGTTTTTTTGACAATCGTATAACTTGAATGGAATTATACCATGATCAACATGGATAATATGACAATAGTTATCTATGAAATAGACAGGATCATTAGCACACTTAATATACTCTTCTATTTGTTCTTGAGTATATGGTACATTTACATTTGCAGCCTTTAATTGAGGATTGCTATTATAAGTTAGTGATGCCATTCTAAAAATATTTTCATTTTTACTATGTACAAGTGTTTACAGGTGTGTTATATTGGTTATACCAAGTTATTCAAGTAGTTTATCAGAAATCTTCTAACCATGTTTCTGAAGTTATAGATCCAGTAGATGGATTACCGGTAGCTGAGTATTCTGCATATGGATATCCAGAATCAGTATCGTTTACGTTAGCATTAACTTTAGTAATAACACCTTGAGACGATTTACCTCCAAACAGATTAAGTTTCAGAGTAAACGTTAAGGTATGAGTGACAAATCTTCTGGTAGAAAAATCCCCATCGTAATCATCTTGTACTGATATACTGTTTAGAATCACAGGAACATCTTGTATAACATTCATCTCTGGAACTACGTTGATCGATAAAGTATATTCTGGAGTGAATGTAGGTAAAATCTGTTCAATTATCTGTAAAGCATCTTCTTGAGTTTTTGTCAAGATATACAGAGCTATATCTATATTATACGGAACATACGAGTTTATAGTACTTAGAGAATTTAATCCAGAACCACATGTAATCTTCTGCATTCTATTAGTTTTTCTAACGGAATCATAATTATAACTTAATATCTCAAAAGATAATCTGGGTAAAGATGTATAGGCGTGATTCTCTAATGTCGGATCAGAATCTATTCTTACAATCCATTTTTCTTTTGGCGCGTACGCAATAGGAACTTGCAGAGTCTGTAGAATTTCTCCATTAACGGAATCACCTTGTCTTCTTTCAATTTTTATATTTGAAAATAGACTTCCAAACCCAACAATAGTTTTACGAATTATGCCGTGGTAAAAAGGAGTTTCGTACATTATACGTCACCAAATGGGTTTGATGTGTCAAATAAAGTAGTTGTTGCTTCCGATTTGAACTGATTGTTATCGCCGTAAGACTCAATCTTATCTATATTCACAAATATCTCTGCTCTGGCTGTAGCATTAACGCCATCGCCTGTTATAGTAACATCTGGGATAGTAGAATAATTCATACCCGATTCGATTATATTTATTGCCACAACCTTTCCAGCATCTAATCCGGTTCCCAACACAGCTTCCGCGTATGCACCACCGCCAGTAGCTCCGCCGATGGTAACAGTAGGTGGAACTGTATAACTATGTCCGCTGTTTGTTACGATTATAGATTTGATGCTACCGTATGCGCTGTCAGCAGTATCGACGGAAAACGTTTTTAAAGATTCGAAAACATCTATCTCTGATATTCCAGTATCAATTTTCTCAGATGCGTATTGGAACAATTCAACTTGTAATTTATAGACGTACAGTTTTCCTAACTGATAGAAAGGATCTTGATGTTGAACAAATTTAATTTCAAACAAACCCTTTGTCAACGGGAAATATATTAAATCCCCTTCCGCAGGTCTATCTGGTAATATTGTCTGACCAAACTTACCTACTAATTGATTCCATCGTTTTCTAGCTACAACCAAAGTCGCCGATTGTTCTACCATCAACCCGAACTTCTGTAACATAAATCCTTGACCGCCGAATGCATCTATATTTTCAAAATACATTTCTATTGGATACGAAGAATTGAACTGAGATAACCTATCTTCACCTAATATATTATCTTTAGACACCAGAGTTCTGGGAACATAATACATTTTATTCCCATAGATACGAATTGATTCTATGATCAAATCTTCTATTAGATTTTGTTCTAATTGAGTTCCGAAATTAAAATAGACGTTATCGTTTGTAGGTTTCATATTAACCCATATACCATTCTAGCGGAGCTGATTTGGTCATCAAATCTTCTTCTAAATCTTTAATATCAGAAACAGCTTCATCGTATATACTTTGGCCATCTAAAGTAACGCCACCTGGAAGTTGTAATCCTTGATACTTCTTAAGATTCACACCCCATTGTCTTTTGAACAATGCTGTTGTATAATGTTTCAACCAAGGTTCGTTATATAATCTGTAATAGGTATTGGGATCTAATGCGCCATAACCGTCAACTAGTATATATTGACCGATGTTAGCGTCAGATGACCACTTTATATCAAGGTGCAGTTGATTGGTAAATCTGTTGAATCTGATATTTGGTTTAGCGTTCAACTCCATATCCAACATATCCAAATGTTGCATTATGGTTTTATAGTAAATCATTGATGTAGAGGTTACGTCATACAGATCATGTAATCTCAACTGATACTGAAGATCGAACATATTCTTTGACGAAGATGCTTGAGCCATAGGAACAACTCTAGTAACTCCATACATTAAATCTGGTAAAGTGACATACTTGTTATCGTAAATCCCTTTAACAACATCAGCTTGAACTATACCCGAAACGTTTCCATCCGAAACCGCTTCGCCTGCTGTAAAGTTCCCGACTGGATTGACAACCAATAACGTATTTCCAGATGATGATCTAGCTTCCGGTGATGTTCCTTCCGATTTTATAACCGTAGCTTTTGCACCAGAAGTTAATCCAGTTATAGTTGCTGTGTCTTTAAAACTAGATGCATTCCCAGAAGATAAAGTCAGAACTGATGCAGAAATGGTATACTTAACGTACACCTGTTCCGTGCCTTCTGAATGATATAATCTCCAATAGTCAAGTGCCTCGTCAAGTCGATCTTCTAATTGATCGTCCTCTACGTTTATTTCAATGACAGGAGCGCCAAGCGCCCGTAGACAATATTCTTTTAAATCTTCTCTTGATGATAGCATATTTCTAATTTATCTCCATTTTGGACCATCAAACCAACAAGCTAAACTGTATCTTTTACCTTTAGTTACTTTAGTTGCTTGATGATCAAAAAGCGATGGGAAAAAGAACACAGTTCCTTGGGTTCTGATCTCATCTGCGTTTGGCGTTTGCGAAACCGTACATAGTTCTAAATTACCGCCCTCATATTCCGACGGATCCGAAAGTTGTATAACAGCAGTCAACTTTCTATGATATTCTGGATCGCCATTCATCCAAAAGACGTCATGGTGCCTTTTATATTCGCCTTCGTACGATTCGTCATATTCAGCGAGTTGAATATATGATAATTTAGAAATATGCAATCCAAACCAAGTATCATTAGCTTGGATTGCTAGTTTCCACAGGATATCAAATAACCAAGAGAAATTCGGATCATCGCTTTTGATAAATCTCACCTTTGATTTTCTATAACTAGAAGAGTTATCTCCAGAGACGCCCATTGCGGCATCACCAGATTCTATACGCAAACCATCTTCTAAAATTAAAGAACATTGTTCTGGGGTGAGAATACCTTTATAATAACACCATTCGCCTTTCATTCGTTATCCTGTATTAATTATTAAAACGAGGGGAATTGCTTCCCCTCAAATATATTTATATCAATTCAATTTAGCTTTTAATTCTTCAATTTGTTGTTGTTGCTCTTTGATAGCTTCAATCAGAAGAGGAACAAGTTTATCATAATATACTGTAATATAATCAGTTCCGTAGACGCCATTAATTGGAGCGTCTGCTATAACTTCTGGTAATACAGCTTGAACTTCTTGCGCCGATACACCAACTTGACGAGCGTCATTAGAGTAGCCTAATTCTTTAGCTCTTTCATTTTCTTTGAAGTAATAACCATTTAATGATAAAACTTTATCAATAGCATTTTCAATCGTTCCCTCGAACGTTTTCAAACGCTTATCTGAATAATACGCTGTAATATTATTAGTTGCTCTAATCTCGCCAACGGTTCCAGAAGCTGGGGTGCCGATACCCAACGAAGTCATTTGGTAAGCTGTGTTAGTGATTGTTCCAGATGGACCTGTCGGACCTGTTGGACCTGTCGGTCCAGCCACCCCTTGTATACCTTGAGGACCAGTAGGACCAGTTGGACCAGCAACAGTAGAAGCAGCACCAGTCGGACCTGTTGGACCTGTTGGACCAGTCAAACCAGTAGCGCCCTGTAATCCTTGAGGACCAGTCGGTCCTGTTGGACCAGTCGGTCCTGTTGGACCAGTAGCGCCCTGAGGAACTGTAAAATTGAATATAGCGGCAGAAGTTGTTCCGCTATTAGTTACAGCAGCAGGACCGGTTGATGTTGTTCCAATAGTAATTGTGGCGGCAGTTCCTGTTGGACCAGTAGCACCGGTTGGACCGGTAGCTCCATTTGTACCAGCAGCACCAGTCGGACCTGTTGGACCTGTCGGTCCTGTTGGACCAGCCACGCCAGTCGCCCATGTGCCATCGCCTCTCCAGAATGTAGAAATAGAAGCACTAGTTCCGCTATTGAATCTAGCAATAGCTAAGTTACCAGATGTAATATTGGCAGCGTTTGTTGTATCAGTTGTGGCTGAAGTAGCAAGACCTGTAATTTTAGAAGTGGCAATAGAACCCGCCAGCATCGCATTAGTTACAGTTCCTGAATCGCCTGTTGTAATAACAGTACCAGTTGTTGCTGGTAATGTAATAGTAGTTGTTCCTGCAGCAGCCGCTGGTTGTAATGTAACTGTACCAGAAGTAGAACCAGGCATAGCAACTGAAGAAATACCAGTCAATGCCAAGTTAGCAGAAGCTCTGTTCAATGCAACGGCGGTAGTACCAACATAATATGTGGAGTTACCTAATACAGCGCTAGGAATTGTACCGCTTAAATTACCAGCAGTTAACGATGTTAAGTTAGCACCAGAAACAGCACCAAATGAACCCGACCAAGTACCAGTTGTAACTATACCAGTTGTAGTCAATGATGTAGAACCAGCTAATGGAGATTTACCAGATACAACTGTGGTCAAAGCAGAAACAGCCGATTCATCGCTTGCCAATTGAGCTGCTATCTCAACCAGAGTATCCAATGCAGCTGGAGCAGCGCCAACCACTGCTTGGATAGCAGAAGTTACTTGTGCGCCAGTTTGATAGTTACTATCATTAGTAAACGCACTAACTGCTGATGGTTTACCAGTCAAATCTGAATACAACCCAGATGTAGCAACTGTAGCTAAGCTAGACGTATTTGCTTTTAAACCAAGTGAAGTATCAATAGCAGTTTTAGTATAAGCGTCGGTGATACCATAACCAGATATTGTAGTTGGTTTGCTTGCCAAATCTGCAAATAAACCAGATGTAGCAACTGTAGCTAAGCTAGATGTATTTGCTTTTAAAGCTAACGCTGAATCGACTGTTGTTTTAACAGCTGCGGCATCGGCGGTTGTTTGTAAATTCAAAAAGTTGTTGTCCATTTCTGTAAAAGAAAGACGACCACCTTTTGATGCTCTTGTAATAATTGTCGTAGACATTCGTGCTCCTAGAGGAAGATGGGGACTACCCGAAAGTAGTCCCTTGGATTGTTATACGTATAATGTAGCAGCAAAAGCGGCAATCGCGGCAGTAATAGCAGCGTCAACTTCGGCTTTGGTGTAGGTTGTGGCTTTATCAGCTTTCGCAGATACAGCTGTGTCTACTTCAGTTTTAGTATATGCGTCAGTTATTCCATAACCGGCAACTGTAGTTGGTTTACCTGTCAATGAACTAAATGTTGGAGTAGCGGCAGAAATTGCAGAACTTACTTGCGCGCTGGTTTGGAAACCAGAATCATTTGTCAGATCTGAAACTTTACTTGGAATAGCAGGTTTGTTAGTCAAATCTGCATATGATCCGCTAGTAGCAACCGCCGCCAAGCTAGATGTATTCGCCTTACCAGAAATAGCAGAAGTCACATATGATTCTGTAGCTATATTAACTTCAGAATTTGTTGCTCCAACTTGCCATTTACCAGCAGTTTCATTCCACACTAATCTTTGACGGGATAAATCGCCACGATCAACATCAATACCAGCATAAACAGCTGATACGCCAGAACCATTTTCGCCTTTATTAACGGTGATTACATTATCTTTTATTTGTAAATTAACAGTATCAACGAAAGTTGTAGTTCCGTTTGTTGTTAAATTACCAGCAATAGTTAATGAACCGCTAACAGTTTGATCGCCAGCAACTTCAACTGTCGGAGCAGTTAAAATAACTTTAGTTCCAGATGTTACTCTTGCAATAGAACCCAAACCGGTGGTTTGAACTAAAACGTCTGCATTTGTACCATTTGTTTGAATCGTAGTAGCAGCGTGAGAATCAAGAACTGTGGTTCCAGTTCCTGTTGTTGCGATACGAATACCTTGATTCACATCAGCTGTGATTTGGATTGTATTAGCAGAAGAACCCAAAACAGGAACGCCATCAACGTACAAAGTGTTTGCATCAATGTGCATTTCCCTTGTGTAGATTGCATTAAATTTACTGGTAGCAGAACCGATGTTAGAAACACCAGAAACAGCAGGCATGATATCGCCGCTAACAGTAACATTTTTAATTGCAAAGTCTTGTGATGAAGAACCAGCAATTGATGCTTTACCAGCTAATGAAGAATCTACTTCAGATTTAGTATAAGCATCAGTGATACCATAACCAGCAACAGTAGTTGGTTTGCTTAATAAATCAGAGAATAAACCAGATGTAGCTACAGTCGCTAAACTAGAAGAATCAGCTTTAGTGTCAATATTTGATTGTAAAACTGCATCTGCAGAAACGCGAGCAGAAGCTTCTGAATCTATATTTGACTGTAGAGTAACATCAGCCGCAGTTCTAGCAGCAATTTCCGTAGCTAGATCGCTAGCAGCAGAAGTTGTCAAAGAAGAAACAGCAGAATCGACGTACGTTATTGTAGCTTTAGTTGCAACAACATTAGTTAACGCAACAGCCGCAGATTCATCCGATGCAAGTTGAGCCGCAATTTCCGCTAATGTATCTAATGCCGCTGGAGCCGCTCCAACAACTGCTTGAATAGCAGAAGTTACTTGAGAACCAGTTTGGAAATTAGAATCGTTAGTAAAATCGCTAACTTTAGTTGGTTTACCAGACAAATCAGAATACGAACCAGATGTAGCTACAGTCGCCAAATCAGCTGAATTAGCTTTCAAAGCTAATGCAGTTTGAGAAGCTGTAGACAATGGTTTATTAGCGTCTGATGTATTATCTACATTAGCCAAACCAACATCTGATTTTGTTAAAGAAACAGCTCCAGTTTTACCAGCAACAGAAGTTACTGTATTAACTTGAGCGCCTGCTTCTATTCCAGCTAACTTAGATTTTTCAGCAGTTGTATAATCTTCTGTAGATAAACCTTTACCAGAAACTTTATCAACTTTACCTGAAATATCAGATGATACGAGATATCCAGAATCATTAGTGAATGAACTAACTTTAGTTGGAACTCCAATCAAATCGCTATAGTTACCTGTCGTTGCTACAACAGCCAAAGCTGAAGTATCAATTTTGTTAGCTAATGCAGTATTAACTTGTGTTTTGGTATAAGCGTCAGTGATACCATAACCAGCAACAGTAGTTGGAGTGCTTACTAAATTACTGAATAATCCTGTAGTAGCAATAGGAGCTAGACTATTTGTAAGACTATCGATGTGCGATTGCAAAGTTGCTTCCGCACCGGTCGCTCTTATCGCTTCGTTACTGACGGCTGTAGAGGTGCTTGAACTCAAGCTCGTCAAAGCTGAAGATAAGTTACCATCTGCAGATTGAAACGCAGTCAGTAATTCAGAAATAGAATCAATAGCACTTGGATTAACGTTAGAAGCAATATTATCAATTCGTGTTGATAATGCTGAATCTTGAGCGTCAACATATGCTTTGAATGCTACTGGATTTCCACTTACCTTTAATACGCCATCGGTTGTTGTTAATGTAGAACCGCCTAAATCTAATTGACTAGAAGCGGCTAAAGTAGTAGAATTTAAATATTGCAGACTGAACAGAACTGCAGTACCCGTCATAGCACTTGCTAATTTAATTTTGCAAGTGTTATCGTCAACCATTTCAATGTTTGCCAACATAAGATTATGATCTGCATCATAAACGAAGTAAGCAAAGTTTTGAGAATTGAAATTGTGGGTAATAGTCCAAACAGTGCTGGCAACACCTTGAGCGTGTAAATATGATGCCTGTTTTATCCCGATAGGTTGCCAAGTAAAAAACCCAGAACCATCTACTAATTCCGTGTACATATACGGAACGCCTGCTTTAACTATAATAGTTCTTGGAGCAGGATTAGATGGGAAATCCGAATAATTTTGACTAAACGACAACGCACCAGCGAGTTCAACATCACCAAGAACTCTAATATTTGCCATGTTTACTTTCCTTGTGTTTAGATTGGTTTTGCGCCAGTCATGATAACATGACCATTAATCGCGCGGTTAATCAACATTACTAAATGATATTGGTGTAAAATAAATTCTAATTTTTCATCAAGAGACGGATCTTCTTCTTGCTTAAATTCATCAATATTATTCTGAATCTTCTCGATCCAATCCGGTATCAATATGTTGTGCCTTGCTTTTTCTTTTACCTTTCTTGGTCTTTTTGCCATTCGGATCACCATTTCTTATAAGATATTCAGCTCGTTCAAATAATTGTTTCATATACATCACGTCGTTACTGTATTGATTTCTATTATCTGTTTCTGCAAAATCGACCTTAGAAGCGTTGTCTTTTAATATAACAAGACATTTTTCAATTTGCTTTAATACGTCGTCAAACGATGATAAAGAATCTAACCATATACTAGGCATCTTTTTCATAATTAAATCCAAAAAAATTAGAAATGGTGGGGACGAATCCCCACCATATTACACTATATTACATAGTTTGCATTGATTGAACAGCGATTTTAATTTTTGACGCCGCAGCCAAATAAACTTTCAAAGTATTGCTATCATATTCTTCAACAGAAACGATGTCATTTCTGTAAGAACCGTCAGCACGTTCAACAAGAACGGTAAATGTTACAAAGCTAGAAGCAAGGTTGTGTGCAACTACGTGTGTAGTAGCAGCAACATCTGATTGCATTGTGAACAGTTTGCTGTTGTAGTCAGAACGAATAGCTGAATCAGCAGCTGCACGAGCGGCAGCTTCAGCAGAAATGTCGCTTGCCAAACCAGCTTCAGCAGCAGTTGCACGTGTAACTTCGCTAGAAACCGCAGAAGTTAAAACGCCTTCAGCAGCAGTTGCTCTAGTAACTTCAGCAGCAATATCAGCGCTCAATGAACCTTCAGCAGCGATACGCGCATTGTGTTCGATTGCCAATTGTGCATCTGTGTAGTTGTTTGCTGTAGCCAAAGCATAATCTGCTTTAGTTGTAGCATCAGCAGCAGCGGCATTTTGAACTGCAGTTTCAGCAGCCAATGCACGTGCAACTTCAACTTGCAGGTCAGCAGCAACTTGATCAGCATGAGCGTCGATTTCGTTAACAGCAGAAACTAAAGTTGTTTTAGCATCTGTAGTCAAAGAAGTCAGATCACCGATTTTGCCGTTTACTTGACCTTCAACAGTAGTTACGCGTGTGTCCAGAGCTGAGTCACCAGCAGCGCGGTCAAGAACTTCTTGAGCCAGATTGCTAGTTAATACGCCTTCAGCAGCAGTTGCACGTGTTACTTCAGCAGAGATAGCAGAAGCATTTGTAGCATCTCCTGCAACGCGAGCCGCAGCTTCAGCAGAAATGTCGCTTGACAAAGCGGTGTCAGCAGCTTGACGTGCAGAAACTTCTGTAGACAAATCTGAAGTCAATAAAGCTTCAGCAGCTTCAGCGCGAGCTGTTTCTGTTGCGATGTTGCTTGCCAAACTAGCTTCAGCAGCTTCAGCGCGAGCAATTTCAGCAGCCAAATCAGATGTAGCTGAAGTTGACAAGCTGTTGATTGCAGACAACAGAGTAGCATCGCCTGAGTTCAGAGCAGACAGAACTTCTGAGATAGAGTCAATAGCAGCAGGATCAACGTTAGCAATAACGTTGTCGATACGAGTGCTTAATGCAGACTCAGCAGCAGTCGCACGAATAACTTCAGCAGACAGATTAGAAGTAATTGTGTTTTCTGCAGCAGTTGCTCTTGATACTTCAGCAGCCAAGTTAGCTGTTAATACGCTTTCAGCAGCTGTAGCACGAGTTGCTTCTGAGCTAATTGAGCTAGACAACGCAGACTCAGCAGCTGCAGCACGTGATGCTTCAGCAGAGATATCGCTTGACAGACTAGCTTCAGCAGCGCCAGCGCGAACAACTTCAGCAGCCAAGTTAGTTGTCAATACGCCTTCAGCAGATGATGCGCGGCTAGCTTCAGCAGAAACTGCAGCTGTCAGTACGCCTTCTGCAGCAGTTGCACGAACGATTTCTGCAGCGATATCGGCAGACAGAGCAGCTTCAGCTGTAGAAGCACGATTTGCTTCGAAGTCAATGTTAGATTGTAAAGTTGCATCTGCAGCAGTACGATCAACAACTTCGTCAGCAATCAGGTTTGTCAACTGAGTATCACGTGTAGTGCGATCAGTTGTTTCTTGAGCGATCAGAGCTGTCAGTTCAGAATCGCGTGCGATACGAGCATTAGTTTCTGTTGTAACAGAAGCTTGTACTGAAGTGATAGCAGCTTGACGTGCAGAAACTTCTGCGTCAACAGCAGCTTGAACTGTAGCATCGCCAGCGATACGAGCAGTTGTTTCAGCAGACAGATCAGAAGCTAAAGAAGCATCGCCTGCTTGACGATCCAGAATTTCTTGAGCCAGACCACTTTCCAAAGTAGTAGCACGAGTTTCCAGAGCTGTAGCGCGACCTTGTAAAGCTGATTCAGCAGCGCCAGCACGGTTTGCTTCAGAAGCAATATCAGCAGATAAAGCTGAATCAGCAGCTGTTCTAGCTGAAATTTCAGCAGACAGATCAGAAGCAACTTGGTTAGCAATTGCAGTTACGTCTGCTTTAGCAGAAGCAATGTCAGCCAATACTGTAGTAACGAAGTTAGGATCGTTACCGATAGCAGCAGCAAGTTCGTTCAGTGTATCCAACAGACCTGGAGCTGAAGCAACTAAATCAGCAATTTTTTGATCTGTATAAGCTTCAGCTGCAGCCAGAGCGTCAGCAACGTCGGCGCCAACTGGAACGTGCAGAACGATAACAGCACCATTAGCATCTAATGATGAGTATTTCAGATATTTTTCAGTTGTGTTGAACCAGATACGACCAGGTTGGACGGGAACTGGATCAGTAGACAATCTTTCTACGTGCAGGTTTTCAATCCAGGCATTAGCAGAAAGAGCAATACCGTGATGAATAGGGAAATTAGACATGTTTGGGTTTCCTTGTTGTTGTTGTTGAATTTAAATTCACATTACGAAATTTGTATCAACTGGTTTATACAGCAATAACTGGATTTGAAGAAACATCAATGATGAGATCAACATATCCTGATAATGCTGTAGCTAGGTGTACTTCTATAGTTTTATTATCAATACGAACTATTTTTGCTTCAAAAGTTTCACCTTGTTCATCCCTGAGTACAACCATAAATCTGTCTGTGTTCTGATTATGAGTTATTGTCCAAACTGTTTTGGGAATTTGGACATGAAATCTTTTATAGATTACTTGTTGCTGTATTACATTTCCGCCCTGTTTTATGGCACCAGATGACACAACAGAAACGCTTGCTCCAACTTTAGGTCTATTTACTATACCTACCGTAGCAGTCGCAACTTTGGATTTGTTTATTTGTGTGATCATCTTAGATAGTCATTTCGGGTGAAATATCTACAGTTCCTTGCAACACTCTTAATCTTATATTATTTATTGAATCGAAGATCTCGACATCATACAAATATCTTCCTGATTTGATATTAGATGATACGGATCCTGATAACGAAAGAGACACAGTTCCGGCTGTGGGTGGACCAACTACTTCACATTCAAATGAATGATAAGTACTCGAACCGTGATATTTGCGGAACTGTGATTTGATTTCAAAGTTTGTCAGATCTACGATATATCCGTCGTCAGTTCTTACTACTAATTCTGTTACGGAGTCCGAACCTTGATCTATGAATATATCGTATACTGATGCCATTGTTTATTTATATTTTAAGTTATTAAATTTTAATCATAACGAAAAATAAATTTTAGCCAATACGGATTAATCCTGTTGTGCTATTGTTTGTTGGCATAGTCAACGTAAAAGTACCAGAGGTGATACTTTGTGATGAAAATGTAAATACGCCAACAGCGTTTTTACCAGATACGGTTGAGTTATAAATCAACAGCGTATCAAAACCCGTGATTGTAACGCCAGTCCATGTCATAGAACCGGATGGAGTCCAATAAGTAACACCACCAGTGTTTGCTGGAGAGGTTGCGTTAGTAATCGCTTGACCGCCTGCTACGTAACTACCTGTAGCGGAAATTTCGCCTGTAGTAGTATAAGCAGTTGATGCTGATGATAGAGTAGCAGTTGCCAGATACAAAGCACCGTAGAATGTATCAGCAGCAGCTTTACCACCTGTTGCGACTGAGAAAGCGTGAACGCCATTCATCAGATCTGTTTTAAAAGAGTTGCATAATCCTGCAGTGTTTGCCATTTCTTTATTTCCTTAATTTAAAAAGTTGATTGTTCTACGCCAAGTTGTCCAAATGGGTTATTTGTGTATGTATGGGCATTCGATTTCACTAATTCATCATTGAGAAACCATTTTTCACTAAACAAAATGTATGTAGTTTCGACAATCCACTCTGTTTGGTATGTTAGTGCCGCTTCTGGGATATTACCTTTTGATGTAAAAATTAAAGGCATATCCGTTGGTTTGGCTTTGGCCAAACATTTAGCAATATTTTTATCTAATGTAGTTTCAGTTGTCATATCATTATCTCGCTTTATTATACTCTATTTATTATTTATCAAACGTTGATTAATCACATTTTGTGTTGTTGCAATAAGCATTTGTTTACTAGTTTCATTTGCATCTACCATTTCGTTTCGAAATGATTCTATAGCTGATCCAGTTTCTCTATTTACCTTACTATTTTCTATCATGAGAACAGGCATCCATGCAAACGAACAGTCCCAATTATTTACAGTTTCTCCAGTTTGCGGATTTTGACCAATAACGTTTACCCAAAACCTACATTTTACTAATTCATTATCTTTTATAGCGCCATCTTCTACACATTCACAACCCATTAATGGGCATATCACCTTTGCACTTTTAGCCATAATTTTCTCTGTTGTTAATCTTTAGTGGCAATAACGCAATCAAAATATTTAACATTTGTCGTCAAGGAATGAGAATGAGATTCTCCTCCGCCAGTATTACTTATAGATGTAGAAACCGAAGTTGAAACCCCGACTGATACTGTTGTTGCAACGGTTATTCCAGTCGTTTGCGGGTTGTTTGTATTATCTATTCGTTTAGTTATAAAGTTTCTTCCGCCGCCAGATGGCGATGATTTTGCATCATAACTAAATCCGCTAACTGAATTATAACCGCCGTAAACTATTTGATCGTCGCCACCAAAAACGTGTTGATGACCTGGATCTGATATAGTTGAAGAAGCATTCGTAGAAGCCGATGACGTAGCAGAAGAAGATGCCCCGTGATTATGAGAAGGAATCTGCGACGTTGATAAAGTAGTTGCTCCAACAGAGGTTTGCCCGTTGAATGAACTAAATGCATTAACGCCACCGGAACTTACGTTTCCAATTACTATTCTCAACAAACTATCATTCAGAGCTGGATTAGTATCCTTTGTCCAACCGGTAGGAGCATTAGATTGTTGGAATGTCATTCTAGTTCCAGACGGAAGATGCGCTGCATTAAACGGAGTGTACCCCAACGCTGTTACTATTCCATCACCATTCATTCCCGAAATGTATCCATTTGGATTAGAAGCGTTATATGGAGTATATCCTAACATATCTTTGATGTACTGCGCATTTACTAACAAACTAACGTGTTCGGTAGTCCATGTCGATCCATTTGATACTAATAAATCGCCTGCGGCACCTGGAGCAACTGTTTGAAAGCTGCTTGAACCATTACCTAATAACACACAATTCGGAGTAAAAGAAGATGCTCCTGTTCCGCCATATTGGATGGCTAAATCAGTTCCCAAAACTAATTGAGGAATGGTTACGCTATATGAATTAGAATCTGCATTAGCAAATGATAGATTTGAATTCAACCACCAAGTTTTATTAGATGTGCTTGCGCTATAAACATCCCCGCTGTCCAGATATAAACTATAGTTTACATTTCCATTTTCAGCAGAACCATATAATCCAATATTTGCCCCGCCAGAATGAGCGTCAAATGAGTAACCCTTAACGCCTATAGCAGAACCAGTGTCTGATGTAGAATTAACGTGAGCTTCGCCGACCGCCCCAATACCATTGGATTTGCTATTGGTATAACCTATACCGTATAATCCTATACCATAGGACAGAATATAAGCGCTCCCAGTTGGCGTTCCAATGTTTGCTCTAGAAAGCGTGATTACATTAGTTCCGGTGTTTATATTAGTAATCGTAGCCTTTGGATGGATACCAGTTCCAGTGATAGCTTGATTTATGTATATACCGGAGACATTATTTAAAGTCAGAGTGTTACCGCCGGAACTACCAGTTATTATAGTCTTGGTGACAACTAAACCCATTCTTTCCGAAACGGTTCCAATTTGATGGGATTCGCTTTGGTATGATCCTGCTGATGTGACGTCAGAGGATACAGAGATTGTGTTGGGGAATCTAACTGGGCTGGCAGCAGCGCCCAAATACAAATTTGTATCGCCAGTTTTTAATAGACGAGTTTGTATATCTGTATTCAGATTGATAAAATTTGTATCGACTTCTATATTAGTTAAAGTTGAGTTTTTAACTATAGCTCCGGTACCGGCAGTCGATCTTGTTATTATAGCAGCCATTAATGTTTTCCTACCAGCAGTGTGTTATATTATTTATTCATTAATAATAATATCATTTGTTTGATATCATTAATATCGGTTTTTATAGATTCTATTTCTGCGTTTTGTCTAGCGATTAGATCCCTTTGATACAATTGTATGTTTCTTTTATTGACATACTCGTTATATCCGCTATCAGACACATTGATTATGGCGCGGGACTCTACGTCCCGAACCAAATCCTTATTTCCTTCTACTTTTAAATATTCCATATTACGCGCATGCAATTATTCTTAAATCTTTTATAGTTGGAACTGCAGAAGAATTAGTCGATTGCATAACCAATTTAACAGCGACTGTATCAAATTGACCGACTGTAGAATGAATATTCACGCTACCTTGAACTGCACTAGAATTCGCAACTGAGAGAGTTAAAGTTGATTTACCAGCATCGGCTCCGGTTCCATCTGTTATTGCTGTGATGATTGCAGCAGTTCCTATACCAATACCGGTAACGAGAGAGCCAACTGCAACGCCAGTGGTTGTTGGTATAACAACTGTATACGCTCCAGAAGAACCGCTTATTGCATCAACTGTTATGATTCTATCTGTCTCAACGTTAAAATGATAATCAGTCATTGTATTATCATTCAATTGTGTTTTTACGATTGGAGAAGAAGGATCCACTTTAATCCAATTCAAACTGTTAATATCAGAAGATTTAGTAGCTTTATAATAAACTAACACATCTGAATTTACCGGAATATTAGCAGCAAAGTTTATTTTAAGATAACCGCAAACTTGATTCAGTTTGATGTTATTAGAAACGTATTTACTAATAGAAGTACTTCCAACCGGAGCTATCTCATCAAAGAACATAACTTTATTGACAACGG